TTGGAAGAAGCAAAGCTTCAGCAGCAGACTCATTCACTTACCCGGGAGCAAATACGCTCCTTTTTAGCTCGATACAGAAATATTAAAGAAATGCCCCCTGAAGAACAGAAAAAAGCTATTCAGGTATTCGTGGAGCGTGTTACTGTATATGATGACCGCATTGACATGGATATCTTAACCATTCCTAATAATACCTCCGGTGAAAAGAAAAATAAAAAAACCGCCAGTCGGCCCACTGGCGGTTATGGTGAAACTACACAAGAAAGCAGCCCATGCCCTCTTGATAGTAGTTTGACCTTGTTGGTGGAGGCGCACCGAGACCCTTCAAGTCCAAACTGTCAGGATCCATTCAAAATGCAGATATCCATTCCGATCATTGGATATCGTCACAGATAATAAAAATTGCCCCGCTTTGGTTAATATCCGGAGCGGGGCTTTCTATTATGTTAATTGCCTAAAGTCCTTATTCTGTTTTACTGCTTGCTCTATCTTAGTCTTAATCCACAGGTCAAGATCTCCATATATCTCTATTAAGATTTCCCTTGCCTCAGCACTTAATAATTGTAGTGTTATATCCTTTGCCCTGTTGAAGGCTTCTTGCTGGGCTTCCTTTGTGAATTGCCCTTTTTTCTTAAGGTCATCAACATATGTCTGGAATAATGTTTCTACGGCTTGGAATACGATCTCGTTAGCTTCCTCAATATAGAACCTGATAGTCTGATTTTCTATGTTGGCTGTTACCTCTGCCGCCTTCTTTCTCGAATAGGCTATTAAATATCCTGAAACTGCTACCAAAAGAGGTAGCACCACCGCTGTCATTATGGTATTGAATAATTCATTATTCATAGTTCTCCTCCTTATCCTACGACTTCAACATCGCTTGTATTTACCCAGTTCACAATTTCTTTAAGCAGGACCTTGCCGTCACCGATTTGCTGGACCGTATAAGTATTTCCTTTGACCCAGTTGGGTATTGTCTGGCCTGTACTATATTTTGTTGCCGTGTTTTTAACCTTTACTTTGGCTCCTACTTTTAAGATAGGAACAGGATTTGTTATCGTAGCATTTCCCGCAGGTGTTCCAGCTTCAGTCGTTATAAAGCAATTGAAGCCATCGCCTTTGAGTCTATTGGCCATGGCTTCGGCATTTGCCTTTTGGCTATATGCTCCTACCTGAACCTTATAAAGTCCTCCGGCTATAACTATGTAAGTATCATATCCTTTGGACTTTAATTTTGCCGCCTGCGCATCTGCGTTAGCCCTAATTGAGTAAGCACCTACTTGCACTCTATAAAGAGTAGGTTTCGATTCTGGCTGCTGGACCGTTGGATTTTCACCTTTAAGAGCTGCTATGATTGCGTCAAATTGAAATTCAGAGCCGGGACAGTTCGGTTTTGTAACCGGGTTAATCTGATAATGGCCCACAATATGTTCCCGGTCTATCGGGATCTCTATGCCATATATCCTTTTAACCTCGGATCTAATGTATTTCATGAGCTCAATGGTTGCGGCCAGTTGCGCATCGGTCAATTTGCCTTTACTTTGTGCCCATATTCCTTCATGTTCTATGCTGACTGTGTAGTAATTTGCATTAGTCTTTCTTTCTCTCACCGTTTTTAGAGTTGATTTTCCGTAGTAGACCTTACTATTTGGGTCTGTACTGGTGCCATTACACCACGAGCCATCTGTGAGCTCTACAAGCTGTGTTATTCTGCCATCCTTTGCTACCACAAAATGCGCCGATGCCTTGGATGCCGGATTAGTAAGCCAGCTAATTGCTCCCTCGTAGGATCCTTCGGTAATATGGCATACGATCATATCAGGCTTCCAACCATTACGTCCATTATACTTATTGGGGCTAAGTTTTTTTATGATATTCACAATTACCCTCCTTCCTTAATTTTCTTCATTTTCGCCGTCATTCTTGCCATATAGCCTCTTGAGTTTGATTTTGTTTTCTGCTTCGGCTTTTTTATAATAAAAGCCGGTTGCAGTTGCGAGCTCAGCAAACATAGCTGGTATAATATAGGTCAATAGCGATGTATCTCCTGTCTTCCAAACTATAACAAGAGAAAAAATAACAATCAGTGCTGTGCTGATTGCTACTCCGACAAATATTTTCTTTGAAAATTCTACTCTGCGTTTTCTCATGGCCTAACCTCCTATGAGTTAATATACAGCATCGCCATTTTTGGAGACTTCCCTTTCTATCTTGTCAATTCTCTTATGCGCCTGCTTAGTGCTCTCCTCAACTCTGGTTACCCTCTCGGCCAAATTGTTAATGCTCTTATTAGTGTCCTTTTGCTCAAGAAGGATCTCATCTATCCTTCTCTTGATATATTCCGTATCGGAGCGAAGCGTAGCATTATCAACACCTTCGCTATATGCATCTTTTTGTAGGCCTCTTTTATAGCCTATATATCCAAATACGACACCACTTATAGTGCCAACGACACCTATTAAAGCAAAAATTGATGTCTGATCCATGGCTTTGCTTCAGCTCCTTTCTTGTAATTAATTCTCATTATCCATACCCCCTATCTCTGAGTTTCTCCTCTCTGGAATTTAATTCTTCGGGATAAATATCGCCGTAGGCCATAACTATCAAAATGCTTCATAGTCCCAAAGTAAGACATAACACTGGAATGCACTGTTTCAAAACCTACGTTTCCCTTTTGATACTGCTTGGCCAGATATTTAAGCCTGCTTTTCATCTTTCGCAAGGACTTCTTTTTCAACTTTCTATGCGTTGGGAATATCCTGAAGCCCACAAACTCTATCCCTGTTTTGACCTTTCTGATGGCGGTCTTTTTATTCAGGTTAAGCCTCAATTTCTCATTGAGAAATATTTCTAGATCATCCTTAACGGAAGCCAGATATTTCTTATCTGGATGAAGGATTATAATGTCATCCATATACCTGATATAATATCGCAGCTTCAGCTCATGCTTTGCATATTGGTCCAGCTCGTTGAGATAAATATTGGCAAACAATTGCGACGTAAGGTTTCCTATCGGCATTCCAACTGTAAAAAGTCTATCTTCTGGCTTGCATTGGTCTGGGTCCACACCTAATGGTAAACCGAAGGCTGTATGTTCGCAGTCTATAATGGTTTTGAGCAGCCACAGAAGCCTTTCATCGTCTATCTTGCTCCGCAGTATCCTCATTAAGCACTCATGATCTACTCTGTAGAAATACTTTGAAATATCCAGCTTCAAATAATACCAATCTTCCGGCTTTCTGCTTACGGCTCTTATCCAATACTGCAAACGGTCAGCTGCTCGGTGTGTTCCTTTCCCTTTACGGCATCCGTATGAGTCGTATATAAACTGCTTATCAAACAATGGTTCTAATTGCTGATAAATCGCCCATTGAACCACTCTGTCCCGGAAATCCAAAGCCATTATTAATCTCTTTTTAGGCTCATAAACGTAAAACTCCCTATATCTGCCTACTTTGTAAGTCTGGTAGATTAGGTGGTTTTGTAAATTTATAAGCTCCTCCTCAAGATTTGCGGAAAAGCGGACCACATCATCTCTATACCATTTACCTCTTGCAGCATTCTCATATGCTCTATAGAGATTTTCCCAGCTGCAAATCTTGTCATAAATATCCGTTATCTTTGCCACATAATCTCTCCTTTATAAATTAAGCCATGCGTGGCAATCCCGAAGGCCTGCCTTCATGGCAATTCAATCTTTTACGCTTTAAGCTAGCGTAGGGAGATGTGCCCCTTTGACCCTGTGCTGTCCTGCTCCCTTGAGAGTCAGGCTTCATGACAAATCAGGCCAGAGCGGAGCGGAAGCCGATGTTGTTGTCGACGTTGGAGCGGGAGTTGTTGCCGTTCAAGCAGAAAACACCGGCGTAGGCACCGTAGGACCAGCTGCCACCACGCCTAGCAAGGCCCCACGTTTAACGGCACATCCCCCAATGAAAATATTTTATTTAGTGCTACGTTTCCACCCATTTAACATGCGTCCTATTTCGCTTAATTCCTTGCTCCATTCCTCATGAGCTCCCAGTGATATATATCTCATATCTTTATCTGCTGCTATATCTATAAATGTCCGTAGCACATCGAGTTCGATATCTATTTTGTCTTGCAGCTGCTTCTTACTGCCCTTGGTCTGATTAGCCATAATTACAAGTCGGATTATCCTATACATGGAGCTTCTTATCTCTGCGGCCATTAAATATCTTTCATGCTTTGGAAATTGTTTTAATCTCGTATTTCCATGTATGACCATCCGCTTTACTTTCTGTAAAATCTTCAATTCTTCCATATAGTCACCCTTCAAAAGCCTTTGGGAGGCCGTAGCCTCCCAAAGGATTCAGATTTTCAGATTATCAGATTTTAGATTCCCGGGATATAAGCGGAGCGGAAGCCGATGCCGCTGGCGACGAAGGAGCGGGAGAAGAGGCCGCTCAAGCAGAAAACACCGGCGGAGGCACCGTAGGACCAGCCGCCACCACGAAAGCCGAGGCGCTCTCCTCGGTTCCTCATATAAATATAGTCTCCTCCATGATCCCCGCTATCCGCAGGGAATAAAGCAAGAGCCTTTAAGATTTCCGGAACCGTAACTCCTGATGCTGCAGTTAAAGCTGCAAAACTATTAGAACCATATGGCGCATCATCATCTGGCCTATTAACTATAGTTGTTACAAGTCGGAATTGGAACCCGCTACTTCCTGATGGCTTAGTTAAATAATCCCATTTAAGCGTTCCTTCTGCTCCCGGATCTACAAGAGATCCATCCGGAAGAATCGCTTTCCATCTACTGCTAAATGCCGTCTGTTCTATTTGCTTGGCAGCTATATTATCAGGAATGATTTGTATTTCACCGTCTACGGTGCGATAGCCGCCTACCCATTCGGTTATATTTCCGTTAAGATCCCATATTCCAGCCGGAGTTCCATCATGAGACCAGCTAACCGGTCCGGATCCAGTGGCCACTCGGCCATCATAAGTGGTTCCACCGCTTTCGTATCTATATGTGACAATGCCCCGTTCCCACTGTGCACTATGGTCTTTTCCATAATTGTTATTGCCTCTTGGCATAAATCCATTTTTTCTGCACCAGAGAGCAATTGCGGCCCACTCTGCATTAGTCATAAGATGCCAGCCGGGTCCTTTGGCCTCGCACCATATTTTTGAATTATCAAAGTTTACTCCGGTGCTTGGCGCAGATCCTCTGTCAGATGCATCGATGTAATATGCTGCTGGATCTTGAAGTGGCAAACTATATGCTCTGCCCTTATATACGATGTTCTGATATTTTGAGCAATAAAAAGCCGGCACTTCTACTCCCTCGACTAGAAATGCCGGATGCGGACTATTACTTCCTCCATCAATCAATTCTGATATGAGCTTTTTGTCGAACCTCACCATAATGCTTGGAAGGCCAACATCATCATAGATTACCGTATTGGTTCCGCCGCTCAAAAGGGCTACTGCGAGTTCAAAGTCTTTATAAGTCGCCACGATTACACCTCCAATTTCCACAGTTTCAACGTGACATTGTCCATGCTGAAAGGCACTGGCTGTGTTTTTTCAGGATCTTCATACTGTCTGGCCGGAATAAATATCTGGGCAACATAATATTTGGAGGGCCCTGCTAAAAGGATTTTGTTATCATCTTGGCATATATCGATTTCCACATCAAAGTCTCTTTCGTAGTTTTTAAGATTTAGCACGAGCTCATCTCTGAACATTATCTTGGTGTCTATTACTTGATAATCAATCTTCGGACCTTCGTTCATTTCGATAATTTTCATATTTTCCTCGCCTCCATATCTTTTTTAAGTTCTAAAGTTCGCCTTGCTATCTCCTGAGCATACTCACGCTGCTCCTTTGTTGCGCTCCTTTGGTTAATTCCAAAGTCTTTTAAAACTTTGGTCTCTGCAGCTTTTTGCTGGTCAGTTTTTATTATTACATAGGCCATCACAGCATACCTCCTTGCACATATAAAGCTACTGTAATGCTTGTTGCAGTGCCCGTATACTTAACCTTGAAGCCATTGGCCTGTTTTGTGCTAACTATAATATCCCCAGCAGTCCCGCCGGTTGTTGACACAATAACAGGAGTTACATTGTAGGTAGTCCTGTTTCTCAATTTATTAGATGGTATAACTACGAATTTGTCTGTATTTGCCCCTGTTATGGTGTCTGTGATTGTTACGACTTCATTCTCGTTTATTCTGTCGAGTAAAAGGCGGTTAAACTGGGCCATGACGGCATTTAGTGCATTGCTTATGAACACACCCTGCTCGATGTTATTAAAGTTTTCTGCATTTTGCGGTGTGCCTTCTTGAATACCGGGCACATCATCTACCCAGATGGTAGGTTTATAGCTCACAGTTATACCTCCTCCCTGATTGGAAATTCAAATCGAAAAATAACTCCTTGGGAACCGGCTTTTTGAATGTTTTCCAGTTGCTCTGCAGCTACTATTCCGTCTACATCAATGACTCTTACTGCTGTTATTGTCACTGTTCCGGATCCGAGGGAGCTAAAGACAGCATGTATCACTATTGTGTCTCCGTCGATTTCTCTTTTTTGAATTACGCCGTCATAATAAGTGCTGCCAACTTTGACTTGCACCTTATGGATTGCTTTCATCCATTCGATGCGTCGCTTTTGGACAAATTCTGGCTTCCAAAATGCCATTTACACCACCTCTCCTGTTTTTCTTGTCCCACACTTTACCGGAGTAAATGTGAGTGCTTGAATTGTATTATTTATTTTAGCGGTCACTTGGTGAATACCTGATACATAAGCAGGCATTGGGGTTGTTCCGACTTTATTAGTTCCACTTAATATTGGAGCAAATGTGATAGCTTCGGCTGCACTATTTATTTTTGCAGGTGCTTTATATATCCCAGATACATATGCTGGGGTTGGGATTGTTCCAGTCTTTTTAGTCCCGCAAGGAATAAAATTAAAGTTCCTTCCCTGAAAATCTGCGCCGATATTAATTGATATCTTCCTTATCTGTCCTATAAATGCTCGATTTGGCTTCGTGCCGCATAAAATAAATGGAAATGCTACATAGTGCATACTTTTGCCGTATCTAAATGGTGTTGAATAAATCCCGTAGTAATATACACCTTCCAAACGAGAACGGACGTTCTTTGTCGTTTTTGCTATCTTAATAAACTCCTGATACATCTCATCGGTTACGGCCTTATTAGTTGTCAGGACCTTAAACTCAAATGGAGGACCTCCATATTCAAACCACTCCTGCACATAACCGGGTCCGAAGTATGCACTAATTAATTGTTCTACGGCCCATTTCGTTCCTCGTTTTCGATGCACCTGATCAGATATTTTTATTATCTTCCGCTTCCTTTCGAGGTCCAGTGCCGAGCTGTACCAGTCTATATTTAGTTCCCATGCCAGCTCATCTAGTTGCTCATGGTCCATGTAATCTATTTGGTCCCATGTTCTTAACTGCTTGTACTTTGCTCCGGGGTCTTGTATGAGCTTGTTTACTGCTTTGGCCAGAGCCTTTACTGCGTCATCATCTCTCATAAAGAGCGGAAGGAGTTTTAATATATCGGCATCTGAAAGTCTCACACTATCACTCCTCTACTACTTCATGGGTTACTATTAAATTGCCGGAAAACTTGGCCACGCTTGTAGCCGGGACTGGGGTATATACCGGCGAGATTATATCAACTCTTATTGCTCCTACTAGGTTGCTGTTATCCCATGATGGAGCAAGTATTAGCTTCCTGAGCTGGTCTGGATTAATATCTCTCCCTAGTGCGCTCCCTTGCCAGTTTATATATCTTGAAATCGCTCCGCCTGCTCCTTCTATAGTTTCTATTGCCTTACTCTCATCAGCTGCCGTGGTGTAATATTTGAGTTCTATGTCATACTCGATTGTATCCGGAGCTCTTACTGTTACATGGTCGGTCAACGGTCTTACATCATCAGCATTTACTACCTCAAGCACCTTCTGAAGCACTCCTTCATCCGGCAGCTCTCCTCCTAGAAGTATTGGAACGATTTCTACTTCACCAGGGCTTGGTGAAACTACCGCAACATCTGATATATTCGGATCTGCTGTCTTTGCCCAGTATTTATATGCCTCAACAGGTCCAGCAGTCGATGAAATAACGGGCGAGAGCCTTATCCTTTCACGCAGAGAGTCATCTTCTTCTCTGTCGCTTCCTCCGGATGTTGTTGTGATATTCTCCACTTTATCAACATAAGGCACTAGATCGACTATTGTGTTGATGGTTCCCGGCGCAAGACCATTATAAATGGTTCCTCCTTCGACGCTGGAAGCTTTAACATCGACATAAAGTTCGCCTGCCGGGATTATTGCAGCCGCATCCGTCTTAAAATATAAAACAAAGTTTCCAGTCGCTCGGGTGCCAATGGGAATGATTACATTTTGCTCTAGCGGCTCTTTGAGAGAAAAACGTAATATTGTAGTCGCAGGCACCGGCTCTAATCTCTCTATCCCCGCCCGTTCCGCTAATGCATCCAATACTTCGCCTCTTGCATAACGGAGCATCTTTTGTTTCGCTGCGTCGTTTACTGCTGAATATAAAGCCACAAATAAAGGGACAAGTGCCTCTGCAAATATGCGGCGTTCATCTCCGGGATATAAAGGCTCTGCTACGCCGTTTTCTAATTCCTCAATTATGGTCTTATATATTTTGGCCGAGTCAACATCGATAAAATTAATATCAGCCATTTATTCCATCCCCCCTTTTGATTTTGATATCTGCGTTGAGGAGATGTGCGCTTTGCTCCTGTATTAAGGCGGTTATTGAAATGTCATTGACGTCTACTCTGGGTTCATATGTTCGTATGAGCCACTCGGCATCCGTTGCCAGATTATCGGATGCATAAATAGTAGGGCCGTCAATTGCAGATGTGCCAAGTCCTTTTAATCTGTCATATGGCACTTCTCCCCTTGTGATTTTTAGTAGATTGGCTGCACACTGCTCCGGCCTTCCGTTTCCGCTTGCTCTCATCTCATCCCTCCTTTAAGCCAGAGATAGATCTTTGAGATATACCCAGCTGTTAATTCCGCCGTTAGCTCCGAGCAAAGCCTTTTCTCCGCTTACCTTTGATATAACATGCGTTCTGTCTTTTACCCATTGAGGCACCTTTTGGCCGGTTGCATAGTTATTGCCCACAATCCTGACCTTTGCACCTACTACCATACCTGTGCTGGTTGCTTGAGCCAGTTGTGGGTTGGCCGGCTTTTTCGATGCCTTATCTTGTGAGTTTGGACCTATGTCCAAGGTTGATTTCGGTGTTGCTCCGGGTTTAGCTTTAGCTGCCTCGTCTGCATATTCCTCAAAACTTAATCGGAGTTTTGCGGAGCGGATCCTGCCCAGATCGTCTATGATAACATCGCTCACATCTACAGATTGCAATTGCATAAGCTCCGGGCCAAAGCGTTTACCTCCAAGATAGAAAGGAGCCGCCTCTCCGATAAGTGCTTCCCAGCTTTCTATTTCTGCTCTGACGTTTATTCCTACAACATCACTCAAAGTTACATCAAAACTTAAAGGCACCAGCTCTCTACCTCTCACGTTTGTTGCCGGCGAGCCCTCTTTATCTTGGTTTTGGTCGACTTTTAGTTTGAAAGAAGTTGAGAAGCCTTCAAGGTTATATATTTTGCTGGGAGATACCTCCCATTTTTTATTCTTCCAGCTCGCTATTACTGCCATGATCTATCACCTCTATTCTGGGCCGCTTGTTTTGGACGTTCCTGATGTTACTCCTCCATGGACATGGCTATTAAAGCTGGAAACCTCATCGGTCTCAATATCAGATACCGTTATTTTCCCTATTATGTTGACCGGTCCCGGTATAGTTCCTTCCCAGTCGCCATCCATTCTGGAAAGAATGACACCGGTCTGGTCTTCAAATAGTGTAAATACTACCTCTGTTCCCTTGGTGAGGTTGCCCATTTTCCCCCTGAGCCACCATGGAATTGTAAGAGGGCGAGAAACCAGCCCCGGTTTTGCCTGTGGCTGCACTCTCGCCCTCGTGTTGTCTCCATTTCTATCTACTGGCCCTTCTATGGTTAATATCACACCCTTTTCTATTTGCGCCATTAGTATCCCTCCAGCGGTTTCCTGAAAAATATCTTGCTTTTCCGTGCAACGTAGTCATGCCTGATGCGAGTAATAAATACCGGGCCATTCCAGAGGTCTTGTCTTTCCGTAGTAATTCGCACTACACTGGCCGCTGCATATTTAAGCTGTAAATTGTCCTCTATCCAGCCTGTATAGCTGTATTTATTGGCCATTCGTAGGAGTGCTTTGGCATACCTTGTGGCCTCTGCATCGCTGGTAACCTTTAGAGGTTCTCTAGGCCTTAAAATGCGGGATGTGTTGCCTTCTGCGGTAAACTTACCTTTAAAGCCTCCGCTTTCAACTTCTGCGCTACCGTATGACATTGCGCTATTATCTTGGTATTCAAACACTCCATCCGGGCCGACATATATCTCTCCGGCCGGTGGTTGGCTTTCGAGATACTGCTCATCATAAATAATTAAGTTCCCGTCATAAATAACTAAAGCACAGCCTTCCAACATGCAGCGGGTTTGTAAAAACTCAAAATCTGTCTGGCTGTTTTGTGAGAGGTATGGATATACCTGATCAGTTACTCCATAAGACTTAAATGTGAGGCCATGTTCTTGGGCTATTTGCTCTCCGAGCTGCAGGAACCTCACTGCTTCCCATGATCTATTCTTAACAACTTCCCCGGACAGCGGCATAGACATGGCCCGGAGGGTATAAAGACCGTTTTCTGGTTTTATACTGGTCACAAACATTTTGCCGGTTCTGGCCGGTCCTTCCACCACTTCTATAACGTCACCCTGCATAGGATTCCATTTGTTCCAGAGACCTTTGGTGTCATTAAAACGGATCTTGAGAGTGTCGCTTCTTTTTTCTGCATACATTTCATGGATGCATGAATTAATTGATACCTCCGGGTAAATATCCACGCCTTGATATATCAGCTTCATTCATCTCGCCTCCATGGAGGGAGCGTTTCCGGCGGTTCTACGTCGTCAAATATAGGTATTCTTAAATTAACGCCCGCTTCAAAAATTATCACATCAGCATAGTCCGGGTTAGCTGCTATGATATGGTGTGCTTGCTTTTCATCGTTATAAACCGACAAAGACAGGGCGTCGAAAGTGTCGCCCTCTTTGGTGGTGTAATTAATAAATGCCACTATACGACGGGCCATACCTTCCGACCTCCCTCTGTCGGAGCCATTCCTCGAGAAAATCGAAGAAATCCTCCTCATGTTCTTTGAGCTTTTTGATTAACTCGTCCTTATTGCCGTCTCCATACATTTCAATCTGTGGGGCAAATACCACTCCTCCCAAGTCATAGACTACCGTATAATTTTCTGTCATATCGGCAAGGGAGAAGTCATCTGTGCTGGCCAGCCTTGTTGCATTAGCAATTGTTGAGTCCATTACTCCGAGCATTTCACCGGCTTTTAGCCAGTATCCTATGTTCTCGGTTCTATATGCCGGATCGAAGGAAATAACCGCTTCTGTGCCTGCTTCACCAGCTATACTTATGCCTTCTGTAAAGCCACCGGTTCCCAGTGTCGGTATTAGTGGTATATTTATTCCCTTGCCCCCTACACCGGGCACCCAGTCTGGTATTTTTATTTTGTTTATGCCTTTAATGAAGCTGTTAATTCCTCCAATAATGAAGTTTATTGGGGCTTTAAATAATGCTTTTATTCCGTCAAATATGCTGCCAAATATCCTTACGATGTCTTGCCATGCTGCGCTCCAATTTCCTGCAAAGACATTTTTAAGGAAACTCAAAAGGCCATTAAAAACTTCGGTCAAAGAGCCAATTATAGGTCTAACTGCTGCTATAGCACCGCCTAGGGTGCCTGTAAGTATACCAGATACCCACTCAATAATTGGCCCTAACGGCGTTAGTGCTGTGTTTATTAATTCTGAAATAACCTGAATAAGCGGCACTATTGCGCTTGATATCAATCCCATTATAGGTTCAATTAACATGACCACGAGGTCAAGAATTGGACCTAACAATGTTATTACCGCATCAAGGATTGGCATTAATGCGTTTAATAATTGCAGCAATACCGGCATAATGGCGCTAATAATCTTTAATACGGGAGGTATTAATTTCTGGAGTAATGTGCCCCCGAGCTCGACAATCATTAGAAGCAGCGGTGTTAAATACTCTATTGCTTTGCCAAAGAAATCCTCAACGAGCGGTATGGCAATCTCTACGATCTGCTGTATTGTCGGTGTCAAGTTTTCCATGGCTTTTCCCACTATCGGCATCAGGGAATTTAGAGAGTCGAACATGGTATTTGCCAATGGTTTAAGTGCTACCTCTGCCTGCTGTTTGAATAATTGTAGCCTTTCTGCAAAGTCATAGGTATCTTCCGCAGCTCCACTTATAGTTTCTTGGCTGGCTTTAAGCTGCTCCGTAAACTCTGCTACTGATAATGTTCCATTTCTTATGGCCGCCGCCATCGTGGATCCCGCTTGTGTTCCAAATATTTCACTGGCTATAGCTGTGGCTTCTGCTGCGCTGCCCGCATTTTTTATTTTTTCATAATACATCTGTAGGCCTTTACTTGCCGATATCCCTTGCTTGGCCAGAGCTCCTACGCTCTTTTTCATGGCCCCGAGCACTTCATCGGTATTAACGCCGGCCTTTTCAAGTTGGCCTATAAGTGCTATAGATTCCTCGAAGCTATAACCGAGCTCTTGAAGTTGCGGCCCGAATCGCTGAGCTTTATTCATTAAATCTGTAAATCCGAGGCCTGTAGATTGGCTTGCTTTGAATACATAATCCATTGCCTCGCTCATTTTGTCAGCTTCGATATTCCATATTTGGAATGCTTCAGAAGAACCTTTAATTACTCCTGATAAGTCATCTCCCAACATGTCGCTTACCTGTATGGCCTGCTTAGATAACTCCTGAAGCACCGGGCCACTTAATCCAAGACGAGTATTAAAATCGGCTACAGCAGTGCTGACTGCCTCCATGGAAGTAGGCACGCTTTTATAAATTGCGTCAAAGTCTTCTAGTAGGCCATCCAATGCCTCACCTGTTGCTCCGGTCCCTATTCGTATTGCATCGGTAGCTGCATCAAACTGTGAACCGAGGTCGGTGAGGTCGGTGAGGTATTTGCCAGCTACCATCACCGCTTTGCCTGTGGCCACAGCTATGCCACCCACTGCAGCACCGACAGCAAGAGCTTTAATGTTAAGACCTCCTAGCTTGTCGGTTGCATCCTCTATCGTTTTGCCTAGTGTAGGGCTTATTTCTCCGGCAATCTGAATTATAGTTTGTAGAATTTTGTTTTTGGCCAATTACCTCACCTCCTCCTCGGTCTCTTAATAAAAACAGGCCTCCTTTGTTCTCTGCGTCGGGCCTGTTCTTGCAGATCCTGTGCTGCTTCGTAATATTCAGTTAAAAAGTCGATTACTCTTTTTCTTTCGAGGTCTGTGACTGATGTGTGGAAAGCTCTGGCGTAATCTCTGATTGCTCGTCTGAGCTGTCTTCCCCTGAGACCGCCGAGCTTATAATAAAATTTCTGCCTACTTTCATCACCTGCATGACATCCGGGCCTTTTATTCTTTCAAGGTCAGTAAAATCAATCTCTGGATTAACAGCTATAATCGCTGCAAAACCGAGATATAAATGCAGCCCATAGTCAAGTTCTACGGCTCCTGAAAGGTTACCGCTTTTAGCTCCGGAAGCTAACATTTTTCTGGCGTCTGCTTCTGCGAACATCGCAGATGTTATCTCATTAGCATCATAGGTCAGTTCCTTGACTGTTTTCCCATTTATGGTAATGGGATTACGGAGCACTATCGTGCCTTTTAGCATTAAATCCTCTCCTTTCTAAAAAAGCCCCCGGTTTTTCTTCCGGAGGCGTTTTTTATAACAAGCTTTGAATTTTTGAATAATAATCTATTCCGTTTATTCGTAGGATTTGGCTTAATCTGTCCACTAAGATAAGCTCTACCCCGCCAACAAACAGCTGATACCTTGTAACTTCATAGGTTAATTCATTCTCGGTGGCAGATCCAATCTCCAGAGCCGGTCCGGGTATGCTCTTGGGCACTGCTCTCACAAATGCTTTACATCCTTCCGGTTGTGTAGTTCCATCTGCTTTAACTACATTCTGGACCCATCTAAACTCTAGGTTTTGTTTTTGCAATCTTGCGAGTCTTCCAAGACCCAAGTCTACCCCTATCTTTGTGATGGTTAGCTCCATAGATTCAATCAAGCCTACTATCGGGAGGGACATGGTGCCCATGGCTTGAAAATCTCCCACCAGCGGCGTAATTGCTGGAAGTTGCACGGATACGTCTTTCGCACAGAGTTGATTATCGGAATATACTGTGTCGGCTACTATAGGTCCCTTTATATCAAGCCACATTATTCTTCACCTCCAAAGTAGGCAGCAAAGCCTTCATCAGTGTATGTGACATAAACAGTAGCACTCTTAAGCGGAGGCGTCGGTGTTACGGCAATGTCCCACCTG